CTGACCAATCTAAATATTCTCTCTCTAAAATAAATTTTATTCTTGGTCTTATAGCAATAGCCGATTGTAGTTCTATTAATTTACCATCTTGGGTTGGAAGTCTATTTGCTAATGAAACAACATCTCTTTCTATTCTATCTAATGTTGCTACTAATGATTTATAATATTGTGCTTCAGCAATCTCTATCTGCTTAATTCTATAAAATGTTGCATCTTTGACTATATCTGACATTCATTAAATCTGCTCTTGTTCTACTTCTTGATCTTCTTGTTGTGGTTCATCTTGTGTGAACTCTCCCACTTCTGACTTCTGATCTATTTCCTCAAATATAACATTTAACTTCTCATCGTCATCAACAACTGCTCTTGCAATCTCTTTATCAACTTCTTTACTAAATGTTGGAGAGCCAATACCCATCGCTTTTGCTTGTTGGAAGTAAATAAGATCAGTTGCATAATCTCTGATGTTAAATGAATCTGGATAACTTATCTCGC